AGGTATGCAGGGTGCTTCATGTTCTTCATTATTGTCCGCCTAACATAGGTATCTGAAAAAAAGACCCATCATTGTCAGCCTCTTTTTTAAAGCTGAAATGTGCGTGGGTCGTGTGTTTGTTAGCCCCTGTGTACTTGCGCCACTTCCAGTTAAGGATACTGGAGCAGATTCTGCCGTCATAAATAATGTAGGCAATTCTTTTTTCATCACGAGACTTGCATAAGAGTCGAATCTGATCAACAAGGTCTGGCATGACAGCGGGTTTTCCACCTTTGAACAGATCAGCATCGCAGTCCCAAGCCCGTACCCAGCCCTGTTCATCTGGATTATGATCCGACTTACGAGCAGCATGTCTTGGATCGCCCGTTGTCCCATCGCTACGCCTATCACGATCTGGGAAGCAATCATCGACCTGTTCCCTTAACTGTGATGCAGCTTTACTTAGCTTCGTCTTCATCGATTACAATCGGTGTGGATTGTTCCGCTTGCTGCTTTTCGTATTCTGCCTTTGGCATTGAAGTAAATTCTCCGTTGCCTCGGTCAATGATTACAAATTCGCGTCCGTCTAATTCGTCCGTGAAAATAGTTATGTTATTGCTCATAGTTCCGCACTCCAACCTAGATAACCAGTTCCACTACCACTTCTAAAATGCACTACACTTCCAGCGGTAAATACAGCGGTTCCGTGTGTGTATCGTAATTGCATCGCGCTCTTTGTACTTAAGTTAATTGTCAAACTTCCAGTGTTATACGCAGTATTATTTGCATAATTCAAAATCTCGAAGTTGCTAACATCTAATGATGACGGAGCAGAACGCATAAAAACAGGAAAAACCACTTCAACTTGTGAAATTGTAGTTGTTAATGAACCACCATTAGCACTTAAAGGTTCATTCGTTGCTGCAGCATCGAATCTTTGATAGTAACGCTGGCAAGCGGCTAATTCTCCTTGGATTGTTCCAGTTGCAGTTTGGAATGGGGTCATTTTTGACCCGTACTCAACTTGAAAACCCCAAATGTCTGTGGTGAAAGTCGTGTTACCACTTGTCCAAATGCGTACCAAAATATTACTGCTTGTACCAATCGTTTTACCAGAAATTGTTGGCAAAGTTATGTTAAAACTAAATCTCTGCCAAGATGTAGAAGTGTTTTGCGATGCAGCGGCACCAGTTGCGATTGCTGAAGAACCCCCAGAACCAAAATCTTGCACTACGTCCACATAAACAGTTCTTGCTGTATCAGATTTAGCCCAAAAAGAAACAGTAATTGGTTGATTAGCAAAAGTTCTAACATCTTCGATTGGTTGAGCTAAAATATTGTAGCTATTTCCAGAACCAGCCGCGCTGACATTGTAGCGAAGAAAAAAGGAACTTTCGTATCCTGCAACTGGAGCAGTGCCCGGAGTAAATGATTGCCGACTAATTGTGCGTGTGGCACCTGTACCATCATGTTGGATTTTAAATCTGTCTGCGACATAAGCATTAGTTCCCGGATTGCTAAAACTTGTCCCGCGTTGCCAGATGCCGAAGTCAGAATTCAGAATTTTGTTCTTAGCAGCTTGACCAAAGCCGACATTCCATACGGATGTGTCAATGGCATCGCCGAGCGTACGCATCGCCAATGCGCCATCTTTTACGAGTGAACTGTTATCAGGTTCGCTCCAGTTATAATTCGGACTAAGTGCCATAGTGTTTCCTATTCTACCTTATCGAGTGTATACATATACGACTGCGCCGCTACCAGATGAACCTGTGCCGCCTGTGCCATTTCCAAAACCGCTTTGGAAAGCACCACCGCCACCACCACCGCCACCATTACCAAGAACACCTGAACCACCTGCTGCGCCACCAAGATTGAAATCTTGTAAAGCATCTCCACCATCACCGCCGCCATTGTTTCCATCGACTGCGCCACCTGCTCCACCAAAGCCACCATTGTAGAAGTTGAAGCCAGTTGCATCTCTAGAACCTGATCCACCGCCACCACCGCCACCACCTGCGCGGATGGTTGCAGGTAGTCCAATGTTTGTAGGTACTGCAAGAAGTGATCCAGTTGATGCTCCAATACCAGTATTGCCGTTGCCATCTGTAGTTTTCACAGCTCCGCCGATACCTGCTGGAGTACCAGTCTTAGCATCGTAATACACAACGGATGAATCTCTGGAGAATAGTCCACCACCTGAACCACCTGTTGAACCATCTGCTCCAGCTGAAATAGACATCAAAGAAGCGAAAGCAACTCGATTAGTAGAACCTGTGTTAAATGCTACTGAGTAAGTTTGTGCAGGTAGAACATCGAAGTTCCAGAATGCACCTGCTCCACCGCCACCACCGCCTGTGCCGCCTTGTCCGCCGTTGCCCGATGCGTTAGCACCATTCTGACCATTGCCGCCCTTAGCCTTGATGAATACTGCAATCTGCTTTACTCCAGATGGCACAGTAAATGTTGCATCTGCTGTGTAAGTCTGAGCTAGTGCGTAATCGTTGTAGACGATAGGAAGGCTAAATTGAGCAGGTGAAACATAAAGGCTTACATCCACATAAGTGGGAGTTGCCTTCATTACGATGTTTTCAATAAAGCCATCAAACTGACCATTGAGCAAGTTAGAAGGTAGGTTTGTGATCGAGACAGGCTGACCGAAGAAAGCTGAGATTAGGCTGTTGCGTACTGCATCGCTCATGTTGGGATTGTCAAGTCTAAAAGAGATAGTTTCCAACTGACCCTGTGGAGTCTTACGCAATGTAAGCTCTCTGTCAGCGATAGCCGTGATGTTAGCAAGGGTCTTGATGTTTGAGTCCTGTGAACGCTCGTAGAGCCCGTAAGAGGCTATAGAGTCCGCGTCAGAGGTACTGTAGGTGCTTGCATATCCTGCGCCATACTTATAGATCAGGCTATTGCGGATGCGTGAAATCTGAGTTGTGCTTCTGATAGATGAAGGGCTTGCATAGGATGCATCGAGCAAGGTGTACCCGTAAGTAGCAAGGTAGGTGCTGCGATGATCTGCATCGTCATAACTGACATTTCCAAAACGATCTTCGTATATCTGACCTAATGCGCTAGTGGCAATCTGATCGACCAAAGTCTGTGATTTAGCAGTTTCACTAGCTGCAAGGTTAATCATTGTGTATGCGCCTGAGTCAATCGTGCCGATGTAAGACTCTGCTTCATCCCATGTAACTGTTGCTGGATAGGTTGCCCATGTCAGACTTGGAGTTACCTCTGCCCATGACAGATTAAGAGCTGCGCCAAGGATAGTAGCGATCTGTGCGCCATCTAAGCCTTCTGCAAGTGCTTGATTAAAGATAGCCTTGGTTAGTCGTGCAAGGCTGCCGATGCCTAATACTGTGCCTGTGGTGACAAAGCCTGATTCTTCTGGGCTTCTTACACCAATGTTAAAGTCTGAGACCTCGCCACCAAATACAGTCACATAAGTGCCGCTAGTGTTTTTAAGTTCTAAAGTAATTGCTTCTGTGACATTGATGGTGAAAGGTGCATTGTTGTCATTGACAATTTCTACTCGGCAGTAACCTGCTGTGCATTGTCTGTCAATGTCTAACCTTCCAGTTGCATAGGAAACAGAGGTGACATTTGTATAAACATCATCACCTACTGTAACTCGCCACTCTGGAAGCCATGTCATCGTGCTGCCAGAGTTCCTCTATCAACTGCGCCTCTAACGTAATTATCAATAGCCTCAGCAACAGCATTAGGATCTGTGAAAGGTGGTGCAATTACAGAGATCTCTACCTTCTGATATCCAGAGCCGTAATTCATAGTCGGAGAATATCCGCCGAGATCTGCTTTCTGACCTTCTGTCAAAGTAGCAAAGAGATCAAACATGTTCACGCTAGCACCAAGGTTTTTAGTAGCAGCTAAGACTTTGTCATTAGTGCTAAGGCTTGTCGTGGTTGGGATAAGAGAACCCACTCCGCTAGGCGTAAGCCCAGCAGGTGTTGTCTTAGATCCAGTAGAAGCAAGGTTAATCAGTCCTAGTAGTCTTAAAGCCTCGTTGAGGTTATCTAGGTTGATTAAGTCCTTTGGCATAATGGTTTCAAGGATTGACTTAATGTCTAGCAATTTAACATTCTGCTGACCTAGAGTGTCTAGAATCTTTAAGTCTTCATTGAGCTTCTTTGTCGCAGCAACGATGGCTGCTTCATCCTTAGAAGCAATAGCATCTTCTAAGTCTGAGATTGAACGCTTGACATTTAGACGAGCAGTATCGTTAGCAATCTGTAAGACCTGTGCGCTAGAAGTTGCCTTGCCTAGTTGCTCAGCTTGATTCGTTAGGGCTGCTGCGATCTGGATCTTGTCCATGTCAAAGATTTCTTCACCCTTATTTAGGGCAACGTTAGCCTTGTCAATGGCTTGCTGTAATCTCTTAGCCTTTAACTTCTTTAGTTCATCGGCTGTCAGCTTAGTCGAAATCTGGGAAATCTTTGTATCGATCTTGAATTGTTGTTGCAACGATTTTAGATGCTGATTGTCGGATGCCTTTTGCACTTCTGCAATTTTTCCTGCTGCACTTGCAATTTTGTACCATGAGCCGACAATGGGAACCATGCCTACATCAAACTTTAACCAACTAGGTACTTTGTCATCAAGTGCTTGAATCTTCTCAATTAACTTACCAATGCCACGAATTACATTGGCAGTCTCGGTAGCGAATTTCTCCATGCTACTGGCTAAATTTTGAACGCTGTCATCTTCTCCAAGACCAGTCAGGGCATCTAGAAGCCCCTCACCAATGATCTGCTTTGCATCATCGGCTGCGTTAGCCAATTTCTGCATTTGACCAGTAGGCGTGTTAGCAAGATTCTTATTGAAATCTTTGTACGTTGAATCAAGAACCTTGACCAGAGCTGCTGCGCGCTCGGTCTCTGTGCCAGACTTGATCATCTTCTTGGTGTCTTCATCAAGGACAAAGCCAACCTTAGTCAAAGATGCGAAGTTGCCATTTAGAGCCTGAGCAAGTCCGTTAGTCATCTGCTTAAACTGATCAGCAGAAGCCGCTGCGCCCTTTTCAGCCGTTACATAATCAAGGATGGCAGGGGTAAGGGTTCTAATGGTGTCGATCTGAAGATTAAATGTTGCAAGTTGTGATTGTGTCTGAGTAATGTTTTCTTTATTGACTACGCCAATCGCTTGCAATGCAGCAGCTTGTTCATTGAGAGATTGAACCTGTGCATCCGTTGCTCCAACTGTAACCTTGACAAGTTGAGCCAATCGTTCTTGCTGAGCCTGTGCTTCTAAAGCAGCCTTGACAGATGCTTTGCCAAAAGCGAGAACTTGAGAGGTGCTAAAGGCAAGACCTACTGCACCTGCTAATTGCTTTACATTTCGAGTAAGTTTTTCGGTAGATGTCTCGGCTTGCTTGAACGCTTTTTTGCCGGTGAATTCTGCTGCAATGTCAATGACTACATTTGCCATAATTAACCTTTCACCGAAGCGCGAGCATTTAACTTATTAGCTGCTGTTGAAATGGCTTTAAGAACGCCTTCTCTAGCCTTGCCGTTATTCTCATCATAAGCGCGATAGAGAACGCGACCTTGCATACGACCTTTGCCTTTAAGAGGTGCGCGGTACTTGCCATCTTGGTTAAGCACAAATCTGCTGTCGGGTTTTAGCTTGCCCATTCTTTCATAGATCGCTCCAGCTCTGCTTTTGTTAAAGACTTGAGCGAGTGATCTAAAACCTCTGGAATTGGCTTTTGACGGACTTGTCTTGTAACCAATACCTGATTTGACCAGAGAAGGATTAAAAGATGGAAAAGATGCTTCTGACATTTGACGTGGCAACCATCCGCTTAACACTTCTCCGCGATCTGGAACATAGCCTTTAGCCGATTGAGAGATTGGCTGGATTGCCGCTTTAATTTGTTTTTGAGTTTCTTTTGCTAGATCAGGTGTAAATTTGCGGAGAGCCTTACGGAGTTCAACGCCGCCTTTGACGCTTGCTGGCATCCTCGGACTCCTTTGCTTGATCCTTAAGCCCCTGCACTAATGCATCGAGCATGTTCTTATCTAACTCCAACAACTGCTGTGGCGCGATTCCCAACCTAATGCTTAGCCTAGCAATTAGGTAGGTGAATGGAAGATCGCGCTTTAAGCTAAAGGGTCTGAATCAAGCACCTCGACACTTTTTAGTGTCTCGATGAAATCCATTCCGAAAGGCTTAACAGTTTCACCTGACCTGCGAATTATTTCATGAGCCAAAAGGTACACATGACTCTGCATCTCTTCGGTTCTGAATGCCTTATGAAACCCCATCTTTGTATGCTGTTCGAAAAAATATTCTACAGCAGGTGTGATTTCGCCCTCAATAACGCTTCCATCTTGTCGAACGATTTTTAACTTTGCCATGTGTTGCCCCTTTGTTAGTTTCTTACGATGTTGTTACTGCGATTGTACCTGATACGTTCCAAGTTACACTCTGAGTTGAAAGGTCTGCAACTGCACCATTTACAGGTGTGATGTTGTTTACCAAGCAAGTCATTGTGTAAAGAGGGTTTGTAGCTGCTGTCGCACCAGCGAATTGCTTAAATGTGACTACTGTGTTTGTGCCCCATACTGCTGCAAGTGTCTGAAGTGTCTTAGCAGATGCTTCATCATTCAAAAAGTCGATGGAAATGCTTGAAGCTTCCAAGCCTTTTACCATACGATGACCCTGATCCCCGAGACTGGTGACTTCCAGCTCATCGAATGCGCGGTTAATTGTTACTGAAGTTACTAATGCTGAGAGATCAACCGCATTGACAGTTAGAACTCCGGTATTTGCTAGATAAACTGACATGGATTATTCCTCATCCTTCTTTGTAGTTACTGGCTTTGCTGCTGGTGTTTCTTTAACCTGCCCGATCTTGATCAGAAAGGCTTCGTTCTCTTTTTCCCAATCGGACATAATTAACTCCAACTCGTTAGGATTGATACGGACATCTCGCAGCTGAGTAGGTCACCCGATGCAGCGTTGAGAATACTTGGTGCGCTGATTGCGCTTACATTATAGACCAGAGATGATGCGGCTAACTTAGCGAACACGCGACATACAAAATCCTCTATGCCATTCAAATTGCCCTCGTTGTCGTAGAGAGGCGCAACAATGATCAAGCGAAAGTTAGCCATCGGACTAATAGTTATTTGTCCGTTATTGTTAGGCGTGATGTATTCCTCTGCCGGACTGACAATTACTGAGTTAGCCAATACAACTGAGGGTGGAAAAGCAAAAACTTGATAACGAGTGTTATCTACTAAAGCAGTCGCTAAAGTGGTACGAAGTGTTGTGATCGGTGTGGACATCATCCCACCATGCTGCGTGGGTCTAACGCGTGAGCGATCAATCCTCGCACCTTAGCGAGAAGCTGTGCGCTCATTCGGTAAGGGCTTGGCTGGAAATCGACTGCGTTACTGCCTGAAAGGGTGGCTGTACGCGCTTGCCAGATTTCAACA